ACCCTATTCAGGGTGAGTCCGGGTTCTTCGTACAAGGCGTGTGCGGGTTGGTTTACCGCTACCTCTTGAGCAAGGACTTCTACGCTGACGACGCAGGCCCTCGGGTCTTCATCATCAACACCGTGCACGATGCCATCTACCTCGACTGCCACAAGGATGTACTGGACGAGGTGTGCCGAGAGGTCAAGCGCATCATGGAGAGCCTGCCTACGTACTTCGAGGAAACTCATGGGTACGATCTGGGCGTGCCGTTCCCGGCTGCGGTAGAGTTCGGTGTCAGTATGTACCACAAGGTGCACTGGCATGAAGGCGTTCTGGATGAACCAGAGACGCAAGCAACGCTGGCTAAGCACAGAGCTGAGCTGGCAGCAGTGGTTGAACAAGCCGCTGCATTGGACGCAGAGCCTCTCGCTCTAGCTGCCTGATACACTTCCATTAATTCGCAGGAGATACACCATGACTGAAGTAACTAAGCCTAAATTGACTCTGGCCCAACTGCGCGAAGCCGCTGCTCTGGCTAAAGAAACCGCCGTTGACATGACCGAGGAACAGAAAGGTGGTGGCGGTGGCCGCCTCCTGCCTGAAGGCTACACCATGGCCCGCTGCTCTGGTGTGATCGAGTTCGGTGTGCAGCCTCAGGAGTTCGAGGGCAAGCCTACAGCCGACGCCGAGGAAGTGCAGCTGGAGTTCGTGCTGTACGATGAAGGCTACTGCAACGAAGACGGCACCCCGTACGTGGTCCGCACTTGGCCGTTCAAGGTGAGTCGTACCGCGAAGTCCAACGCCTTCAAGTTGTTCAAGGCGCTGAACTGGCAGGGCCTGCACACCACTTGGGTTGACCTCATCGGTGAGCCTATCCTGCTGAAGATCAAGCAGACCGAGAACAAGACCACGAAGAAGAAGTCGTCGAGCATCGACACCACTGGCTTCCTGCCTCCGATCAACCCACGTACCAAGAAGCCCGAGGAATGCCCAGAGTTCGACGAGGACTTCCTGCGCTTCTTCCTGTGGGACCAGCCAAGCATGGAATGCTGGGACATGCTGGAGATCAAAGGCGAGAACGACGAGGGCAAGTCGAAGAACTTCATGCAAGAGAAGCTGCTCGGTGCTCGTAACTTCGCTGGCTCTGCCCTCGAAGAACTGCTGCTGGGTAACGGCGTCGAGTTCAAGATCCCTGAGCCTACTGCCAAAGCCAACGGCAGCAAGTCGGAAGCGGCTAAGGCTGCCTCCAGTGGTGCTGCACTGCCTGACGCAGCGAACGATGAAGAAGACGAACAGCGTGTCAAGGATGCTCCGTTCGAAGGCGGCACTGTAGTTGCTGATGCTGAGCAGGATGAAGACTTGGCTATGCCGGGTGCGATGTAACAATGGGTATTGATCTGAGTCGCTTCGGTGTGAAGCGCTCGCAGGTCAAGGACGAGTTCGAGGGTGCCGTCGCAGGGCGCACCCTCATTATGGATGGCGACGGCCCAGCATACCGGGCTGCCGCTACCAGTGCTCGACTCGACACTGCGATCAGGAAGTACCAGACGGCTATGCTGACGGAGATGTTCCTGACGCAGAGCCAGTACCTCACGGTGCACCTCACCAGCTCCGACTGCAAGAAGCACAACCGAGGGAGCATCCTCTCTGTTCAACCTTACCAAGGGAACCGGAGCGGGAAGGCTAAGCCCTCGCTCCTAGAGCCGCTGCGTCAAGCAATGGCCCAACCTATGCACTGGCTACCAGACTGGGACGTTCAGTTCCACCGCGACGTTGAGGCTGACGACGCGATGATTACTCAGTCGTACCAGCTGAAGGACGATGGTGTTATATGGAGCGACGACAAGGATTTGTGCTTGACCCCGTACTTGTACTGGGATCAGGAGCTTGGGATCGTCGAGCGGTTATCCAACCCAGTTGGTTATCTGGTAAAGAAATACACACCTGCGGGCGCATTAAAGATCTGGGGCAGGGGCGTCAAGTTCTTCTGGTGCCAGATGCTAATGGGCGACAGCGCGGACCACGTGAAGGGCATCAGAAAGTTGGATGGCCGTCTGTGTGGGAAGGACGGGGCGTACCAAGCGCTGGTGAACTTGGAGACGGAGGCCGAGCTGAGCAACTTCGTAGTGAGTGCTTACAAACGTATTGGCCAGAACGTGCTAGCAGAGGCATGGCTCCTGTGGTTGTTACGCCACCCGAAGGACTCAGCGTATCTATACCTCTTAGACTGTGGGCTGAACTCGGAGAATCTCTCCTACGTTCAGGCGTGTGCACGGTCGAAGTGGTTCCTGAAACACGGCGAAGTGCGTGAGCACTTCCGCCCAGAACATCTGGAGGTGGTGGTTTAATGGACAAGCTTGAACCGTTCTACGTACCGCATTGCGGTAGGGTGACTGCTGCCGAGATCAGGGCGGGCCAAGAGGGCCGTCCTATCCTACTGCGCAAGCTAGCACGAAGCACTATGCCAAGCTGGAAGGCACGGCAGGTTAAGCTACAGGGTGGGAACTGCCCACTCTGCGGCTTGCCTATCGACTTGAAGATCAAGGGCGAAGGAGCCATTGACCATGACCACGAGACTGGTGAGATTCGCGGCGTCCTGCATCGAAGCTGCAACGCGGCGGAGGGCAAAGTGGCGAACGCTGCTGGGCGGTGGGGCGCTAAGAGCATGGACTACGCTGTACTGGTTCCTTGGCTGGAGCGGCTTATCACTTACCTTAAGCAACCCGGTTGCGGCCTCGTGTACCACACCCACCTCACTGAAGACGAGCAGCGTCTGAAGCGTAACGCCAATGCCCGCAAGGCACGGGCGACTCGCAAGGCTAGCTCTGTAGTGAGGAAGCCGAGGGCTACTGCATGAGGACATGGAACTACAAGGGCAGCCAGAACGGCTACCAGACACGCATCCAGCGGGGCCACTCTGGGCTCCTGCACATCTACCAGACTAAGGATGGTGGTGACAGGATGTGCGATACACAGGATGTGCATGTGCTCGTGTTCAAGGAAGACGAGTTGCGTAAGATACTGTCTAGTAAGAAGCGATTCCCTAGGCAGTCCAAGAAGTCGAAACGAGGTAAGTAATGCGCGCTCCACTAATGAACTTGTTCACCCCTAAGCAACACGGCACCATCCTCCGCACTAAGTGCAACGTCAAAGCCGCAGCACACTACAACGACATCCTCCCCGCCTCATCCGGCCCCGGTACCAAGGTCACTCGACAGAATGTCAAGTACTGGCGCCTCATCTACACGGACTACGCTGGCAGCAAGTCCAAAGCTAACGCCTCCCTGAGAGAAGAACGAAAGCTGATCCCGGCTGCGCCTCTTGGCGTAGGGGGTTTGTTCGAGCCGAATCGGATCTACCAGAGCATTGTAGTGATGCCTGACCTGCACGCCCCGTACCACCACAAGGATGCTCTAGCGTTCATGACTGCGGTGAAGAAGGCGTTCAAACCTGATCTGGTGATTAACCTCGGCGACGAGGCAGACAAGCACGCAATGAGCTTCCACGACAGCGACCCTAACCTGATGTCAGCAGGTGACGAACTAGAAGCCACCCGCAAGGTGCTGCTGCGGTTCGCTGAGCTGTTCCCTGAGCTGTTCCTGTGCGACTCCAACCACGGCAGTATGCACTTCCGCAAGGCCAAGCACCACGGTATTCCGGTGCAGTACCTGAAGTCTTACCGTGATGTACTGTTCCCACTGGGCGGCGGTGAAGGCTGGCACTGGGCTGAGAACTGGCGCGTTAACACCCCGTTGGGTGAGGTCATGTTCAAGCACCAACCATCTGGCCCTATCCTCGGGGATGCGGCACATAACCAGTGCAACCTCATGGTCGGCCACCATCACGGCAACTTCAGCGTGGAGTACACGGCTGGCTCTAAGCACATCTATTGGGGTGCGTACTCTGGATGCTTGATCGACAAAGACGCTATGGCCTTCGCGTATGGCAAGCACTCACTACGCAAGCCAGTCATTGGCTGTACGGTGATTCTGGATGGGCGTCCGATGTTGGTGCCTATGATCCTGAAGACGGATGGCCGCTGGATCGGTCGCCTTTAACTGAACTACTGGAGCAGTACCTTGAGCAAATTGATCGAAGTGTTTTACACCGCAGGCCCTAACGTCCCGCACCTTACCGAACCACGGTACATAGCCGAGGCCGGTGGTGCTGTGTTCATAGACCCTAACGGCGAGCGTCCGGCGTGGACCCCGCACCACTTGCCTGTACCCGGTAAGCCGGGGCACTACAGCACCTCCCCACGCGGTGCGTCGATACTGGCTGTGCGGTGCGCAGTAGAGGAACCTACCCCTACCTCTGCCTTGGATGTGCAAGTGGGCGGCAACCACTACAAAGGCATGAAGATCCAACCAGTGGAGTTCATCGTAGAGAACGCCATCCCGTACCGGGAGGCCAACGTTATCAAGTACGTATGCCGCCACCGAGCTAAGAACGGGTTGCAGGATCTCAAGAAGGCAGCCCACTACCTTCAGATGCTGATCGAAGAGGCAGAGAAGGAATGAGCCAAGTCAACTGGGATGCCTTCAGTATCGGCCCAGACCCTGTGCATCAGGAAACGCAGGAGAAGGTGTACGGGTACATGGAGTCGGGGCACCACGGTGCAGCCCGCGAGTTAATCGCTGAGTACGGTAAGACCCACGGCGCAAAGGCAGAGGCCTTGCGCCTAGCCCTAGTACGTGACTTTGGAACTGGATTGTAATGACTGACTGCCGTGAAGCGCAACTGAAGTACGAGATGGAACAGGACGCCGTGGCTAGTGCCGAGCGCCTTGAGAAGCTGAAGGCTTCTGCGCTTGACGGCGATGTCAACCTACCCAAAGCCAGCCGGTTCATCGGTCGAGCGTACGCTGCGGTTAAAGAGTCGATGCAAAGGGAGCAACTGGTGCCAAGGAGAGGCCCCGGTGCCAAGTTCGGGAAGTGGCTGAAGGCACTGGATCTGGACGTAGCGGCTGTACTGGCAATTCGTGAGTGCATCACGCATCTGACAGGGCACAAGGTACGGACAAAGCCTGTGACGATCCAAGTCCTAGCGGGTGCCATTGGGCGCCTGTTCGAGCTTGAGATCCGCATCAAGGAAGCCCAGACCGTTAACCCGGTGTACATGCAGAAGATCCACGATCAGGTGAAGGAACGACG